ATACACACAACTTGGTTCGCTACCAAAGGTTCTTATTTCCAATGGGAGCTTCTTTTTATTGTCGGTTGTGCTTATAAAAGCATATGTTATTATTGTTTTCAAACCTTGAATGGCCTCAAATTTCCTATTCAATAGGTTTGTGTATTTAAACACATTTATGACTGTATCATTGAATAGTTCTTTCATGTGCTTAAATGATATTTTGTGTTCGGTGTTGTCTATTGATGTTATAACACCTAATTCTACCAAATCGTTACCATCTATTAGTGCTAGAATATCGCCTTTGAAACCTTGGGAAATATTAATGATTGTTGCTGTGCTGGTATTATTTGAAATAATATCATAATCTATCGAATAATCTTTAACAACTCCACCATCAATATATTCCAGGGTGTTTCTTGCATAAACTCTATAATGTACCATTATACCAATTCCTTTTGTATTGAATAACTTACTGTTATCTTACCGAAATCGCTGTTGATTGCTGAAAATATCAAGGTTGATTTCCCAGATGGTATGGTTAAAAAGTTTGAGTATGTGTAGTCCTTTTCGCCTATGTAGTACACATCTTCTCGTATATACTCATCATTTAGTACGGTGTATAAACTAGCTTCTTGCTTATCAGGACTACTATCTATCAATAAGTAACTACTTGATGGTACTATAAGGTTATATTTGGCTTGCTCAATTATCTCGCCATCTTGAAGTATTCTTATAAAAGGCGTATCTGTCACACCCTCAATCTTTATTATGCAACTTGTTGGTAGGTTTCCCTCATTATCTATATCTACTGCAAGGTTATTACTACCTCCGTAATAATAAGGGTATATGTATGGATAAACCAAAGGCTCTCCATATCTATCTAGTTCTAATGTTATTTGTTTGTCTTTTTTCCATCTCGACATACAAGCGAATTTGACTTCGCATTTTAGGAAGCCCGTCTTGTAATCTATTTCGCCTTTCTTTAATTCGTTGATTAATACTAACTTATACCACTCACTTTCCATAGCATTGTCGTAGGAATATCCCTCGGTTGAATAGTAAAGTTTCATTGGTGTCTTTGTGTTTACATTGCCAATAAAATCGACAAATGCTGTGAAATGCTCATAATCTGAAAAGTACAATTCGCCTGTTATTGTTTGTGCTTGGGTTTCCACCTCTTCTATAAAGCAAGTATTTTCCACCTCATAACTTGATATTTTGGTTTTTATTCCCAATCCATCTGGTTTACCGAAAAAACTGCTCTTTTGAACATAAGGATCTTTGGGAGTAAGATTCCAGAGTTTTCCTTTTGTGTTTTCCAACCAAAACTTTCTCATTAAATCTTACCTCCTAACTCTTTATTAATCCTTTCAGCCAATAAATCTGCCACCCTTTCAGCATTTTCTTGACTGATTTGCGTGTCACCCGTTGCATTTATATCCACACTAATGTCAACCGAGCTTCTATTCGAATTCTCACTTACCTGGGTGCTATTTACTTCAAAATCCGAACCCATGCTTGCATATTGACCTTGCAAGGTCGACATTTGTGATGTTTGCTGATTTAATGTTTTTGTTAAATCCTTGCTTGTTCCAGATAAGAACGCAAATAATGTTGCTACTACAAGGATTACGGCTGCTACCGCCCATAATATTGGCAATAATGGTGTGCTGGCTGCCGAAACTGCTCCAACACCACCAGCAGCACTATAACTCGCCACAGCTATCGCCTTGATCACACCTACTATTGTCGAAACTATTGCTATAATTTTAGGCAATAACACGATTAGCAATAATAGGAATAAAGTAAATTTTTGTTGCTTTGGACTCATGTTACCGAACCAGTTGGCTATTGTCGAAAGTATCGGTATTATAAATTCAATTGCAAATTGACTTAGTATTTGTATTATTGGCAATAGATTTTCAGCCAACTCTGCACTCACTTGCATAAACTCGAATTTAAGTTTATCCCATGTTTCCTGGATTTGTTCTGCTGTTTGCACTTGCTCCTGGGTTGTTATGCCCAAGTCCATTTGTTTTTGGTTTAACTCATCAATCGTTTCAGTAGATGTTTGCAACACCTCTAATACATTAACTGCGTTTTCCCCAAACAACTCATAGGCTAGTGAATTTCGCATTGTTACGTCTTCCATATTGCTTAAAACAAGCAATATTTCATCATACATTGCTTCTAAATCTTTAGTATTTCCACTTAAATCTTTTGTCGAAATACCAAGATATTTTAAGATATTCAAATACGATGAACCCTGTCCAAGAGTAATGCTATTCATCACATTTTTTACGCTTGTTAGGGCTGAATCATAGTTTCCGGCATCACCTGTCAGCTCTTTATAAACATTCCTTTGTAGTTGCATCTTTTCAACGCTCACATTAAGTGCCTTTGCTTGCTCGTTAATTGCAAGTGTTTGGTTTGTAAATGCTGTGATTGATGCTGTTACCGTTGTTATAAGTGCCAGTGTCAATGCTGACATCGTTTTCAACCCTTTTTGTGTCTTTTTTAGCGCCGACTCTACCTTATTGAACCCTTGCTCCATCTTGCCTATTTTGGCTATTGTTGGCTCATCCGTTGCTTTCTTTAATTCCTGGTTGTATTTTGTTAATTCATTTTCAGCCTTTAATACAGCAACCTGCACTTTATTAAACTCTTTAGCTGACATATCGCCTTTTTCAAATGCTTTTGTGGCCTCAATTTGCTTTTGCTTTAACAATGCAACCTTTTGTGTGGCTAGTCCTATTTGTGATTCTAGATTCTTCATCTTTTGTGTAGATGCTTCCGTGTTTTTCGGATCTAGTTTCAATGCTTTGTCTAATTCTTTTGTTTGAGAGGTGGTATATTTCAGCGAATCGCTAACTTGCTTTATTTTCTGGTCTAATTTATCCAGACTTCTTCCGACTTCCATCCACACCTCCTATTTCTTTATCTTGTTTTGAAATCTCTCGTATATTCTTTCATCCATATCCTTTAAGTTTCGTATGGCTTTGTTAATGAACCTAGTACCTTTTATGTAACTAGTTCCATAGTTTAAAATGTTTGCTATTTTTTGATATGGCACGCCTTTTCGATTTTGTCCTTCGAACTCCACCGAGTAGCCATACCACTTATATCTTGCCACTATCTTGCTTTTCTTTATTGAGTTAAGTAGTCCAAGAGTTGCGCCCCTTGGTGTGGTTTGCTCCAATTGATTTATTAGTTTTTCTACTTCTATATCAACTTGCTCCTGGACCGCTTGAACCGCATAATCCCCAAACTCTGTTAATTCTTCAAAGTATTCTGCTAATTGCTTGCTTACACCATCATTCCAGCTTGACATCTTATCCCCTTAACACACCTTTGGCTGTCATATCCGCCAGATTCATAGGTGCTGAATAATTCACATTTTTACCCTCTGCTTTTGCTATCGTTATTGCATCTATTTGTGCCGAATAGTTGATTAGATCATAGAAGACATTTAATCCCATGTCTGCTATGTTTACTGAAACCCCCAATTTGATGGCACAATATAGCATTTGGGTTGTGAAATCGCTTTCAATATGTGCTAATTCGTTGGTTTTAGTGGCTGAAACTATCTTTTTTTTTGAGATATAAACAGCGAGAAAAAGTCCAACAATTCGCTAATAATTGTCTTATCTGTGATTATTTGTGGTGGAATACTCATAATAAGTTCGCCAATATCTGGCTTATTTGGGTATTGGGCTGTTGCCATTAATGATGCAATGAAGTTCAAAATGAATTCAGTATCAAATTGGTATTGTTCCATTGTTGAAAACACTTCATTACTTTGTTCTTCATCTAGTTTCTCCAAATCTTCTATCGTTTCAATCTTGTATTCTTTTAATTTGCCTAATGTATTTGTGTTTGAGTTCTTCTTTGCAAAACTTATAATGTCGTTAAGCAAATCTTTGCCGAAATAACTCTTATATAAAATAAAAGTTAGTGCGTTGCCACACAATTTAATTTCTTCATCATCTGCTACTTTGAGCTTCTTTATAAGTCCATATTGTTTCATACTATGCTCCTATTGTGCTGTCTGGCACATAAATTTCAGTTTGTACTTTTGACCAAATGTCTTTGTTTATGTTGCTGTTCAAGATTGTGTATGTTACCTTGTCTGGCTCATTCTCTGTGTTGATGTATTCGTATGGATAAACCTTTACATTAAGTGTTAGGTTTCTAATTGTCTTGCCATCAAAACTCACGCTTGATAATGCTGGCAATTGGAACACCGCACGATACATTGTGAATAATGATTCGCTACCATCTCCAACGCTTGAATAATAACCGAATGCAAGTTCTTTGCTCTTGGTTTTACTCTTAATAATGATTGCTCCATTTTTGTCGACTTTTACATCAAAAAACTTTGAATAAACATTGAAAGGCAACACCGCAAATTTGATTGTTCCCTCGCCTGTCACTTGGGTGTTTAATCTAATAAACGAAACATCATCATCTGCATTAATTTCGGTTGTTTCTGATTTGAATTCAATGTTTACTTCCATCAAGCCTTCGTGATATTCCTTTTTGCCAAATGTACCATCGCCATTTAATTGTGCTGCGAAAAACTTTTTGTTTCCTGTTTCATATAATTGGGAAACATTTACTGTCTCATTTGCCATTTATTTCTCCTTTCTAATAAATTTTATAAAGTGTTAAAGGATAATGAAAAAGTGAAGTTTCGCTTTCAAATATCTCATCAGCGAACTCCACTTCAAATCCATTGTCCTTGAAAACATCTTCTAGTTTTTCAAGCAAGTCCAAATTTTCCTTGCTATCAAAACTTTTCTTGCTAAAAACATCTATTGCGACCATAATTTCTCGTATAAAGTCATCATTGTCTGCTCCGTATTTGGCCTCAAATGCTGGGAAATAATATGAAATATAATTCAGCTTATTTCTTGCTTTTGGGTTTCTTACGACTCCGTGCCAGAATAGTGTTTTTGTTTCTTTCTCTAATTGAGCATCTGATAGTGAAATACCTTCCACCATTTCAATGCTTTTAAGTAGTGTTATTATCTCATTTCGACAAATCTTTCTTGCCTTAATAGTTCTCATATCGCACCTCATCAAAACTTGGCGCTAGTATTTCGTTTGCTCTTATAACCAAGTCGCTCTTATTATGTTCCTTTCCATCGATTGAAACTATATCGTATGTTTTGCCATTGAATTCCAAGTATAGCTCATTAACTATCTTTGGATTGTACACTACTTTGAATTGTGTTGTTTCTTCTACTTGAACTGATTTAGCTGAAAACCTTTCATTCTCTGATAGTTCCCTAACAAAACACCACAAACCACCACTTTCCTTGCTATGAATATAGGTTTTTATAACCTTTTCGTATCCATCAACAACCTGTGTGCTTAACCTAAAAAATTGTACTTTCTTATCCTTATTCTCTTTCTTTTCCATTAAAAGCCCACCTTTCTATATTCGGAAAGCATTAATGCTACCGTATTCTCAACTTCTCTGGCGTTGGTATTTTCCTTGTTGTGGTAATAGGACGCTACAATAAATTTAGCGGTTTCTTTTATGGTCGCTGGTATTTCATCAAATTCACTTAATGGGTATCTCAACACCTTTTCTATGATACCCTGTGCTTGTTTTAATAAGTCGGCAAGAAGAGGGTCTAACCAACCCCCATCAATGCCTAAATATAATTTAATTTCTTCAATTGTTGGCATTTCTCGCCTCTCCTATTTCTATTCTACAATTTCAGTGTCATCTTTCTCGATTGCATATCTAGGTTCGCCTAGTAATGCAACGATGCCACAAGTTACCGCTGTATCCGCTACAGCATCGATTTTGATTTTGATGCTAGTTGCATCATAATGTGCAATTTCATTTGCTACTACATTGATTTCGCTTTCAGCATTTCCGCCGATAGCGATTTCTTGAGTTTTAATCTCATGTTCTGTTGCATCCGCCCCAACCGCTACAACTGTTGCTTTGGTGGTTGCTGATTCGCCATCATCTGTGGTAATAACTACCTTTGCACTTTGGTAGTTATCCATTTTGATTTCTTTTGTTTCAATTGCAGAAGCTAGGCTTGAACCTGGCTCTGCAATGATTTCGATTTTGTTAGTTTCTAAATATTGACTCATACTTTTCTCCTATCCTTATTTTCTCTTTGCCATCGCTACGAATGGTGATACTGTTGCACTACCTTTATATGGTTGTAATGCCTTGTTCCATACTGGTTGTCCATCAACACGATAGATGAATCTGAACACATTTTCATCATATAGGAAACGAACATGGATTGATGATGTAGCATTAATTCCACCCTTATCAATCAAAATGTATTGACTGAAATCGGCAAGGATAATGTCACCCACTTCGCCTAATTCTGAACATTGTTCTAATGGCATTACTGGTCTACCGAATAGTGTTCCGTAAGGTGCTTCGCTCAATCCACCTGCTGGGATGTACACTGGCTTATCGCCAACCCTTAATGTGTATAGCAATGGTTCGATTTCTGGGTTAATGTACCATACTGAATTTGCACGAGAGCGAGACCATAAACGAGCCCACATCTTAACCAAGTTTTCTACTGTAATGATTTCAGTTTGGTCTTTCTCTTTCTCAACTTTTACAAGTGAGCCAGCATTCAAGATTCCAAGTGGTTGACCTGCACCTGTACCACTTAAAATTGCATCATCAATTTTGAAACCAAATTCTTCTGCG